CCCGACCGATGTAGCTAATGGTGCTCCAGCTGTTGATAAACCTTTAAATAATTTATTACCTTTAATAGTATACAAAGGAGTGGCAGAACGAGTTGCCGATCCAGCGAATACTCGGAAGTTGTCCACTACCGTTATCATTGGAGAACCCGCTCGTGCCCATCCTTTATACCCTCTATCATAATCACTTAAAAGTTCTTTGAGTAATATCATATGGATTACCGTTTAGATGCCTTTTCTATTCTGTCTGCTTCTTCTTGTTTCAACTTACCAAACTCACGTATATAGAAATTTCGAAGATAAACAGGCATTTGATATAACTCTATGACGCTAAGCGCCCCTTTTGAATAGTGTGCTGTTATCAGCATCGACTTATGGATTTCAGCCTTGTACTCCGGCGTCAGGCCAAAAGAAGTTGATGCCGATAGGCAACCTCACCGATAAGTTGTCAGAACCACATGAATCACAATCAACATTTACATTGAAGTCAACATCTGGAATAAGCTGTCTGTACTGTTCACGTAAGAATCTTGTATCCTTAACTAACAAGTTTTCCACAAATGTCCAAATCTTTCCTTTGTTTGTTTCACCGTTTACTGACGAAATCATTGCTCGAAGTCTTGCGGTCGTATCGGATTCTATTTCTGAATTTGCCTTCTTAAGAGCCTTCGTTTCCTTCTCAATAGCCAATTCATCTCCACGGGTCAACAACTTTAATGTTACTTCTGCTTTAGACACCGGAAGAACTATTTTAATTTCAGTCGGACTATTTCCGTCTGGTTCGTTTTCTGTTTTTAATGTAGTCAAATCAACCGTTTCTTCAATAGTCTTGCCACACTTCGGACAAGTCATTCCTACAGAATAATCTTTACCATATCCAAGAATTCTGGTAGCAACCATCACTGCATTTAAATCACCAATTAATAGATCCGATGATTTTACACCCTTTGTGACGATTAAACTATCCATCAACTTATCCAACACAACACCTTTCTGAATTAAGTTAGTTGACGTAAGGATATCTTCTTCCTTTGCGGTCATATACTTAATTTCGATTTGTCCAGAACGTAACGGACTTCCTTCTGCATAAAAGACTCCCTTTGAAGGTAAATCAATTACTTCAGTTGGAAATAGATTTTCTGTAACTGTTTTTTGCTCCATATGTAACTCCTTATTAATATAAAATATTTACTGCTGATATTAATAAATATCAGTCAGAATCGTTTTCTATGTCAAAGCGTTCATTATATGCGCTATTTAATCTTCTGACAAACTCCTTAAAATAAGACTTTTGTTTATCCGGCGTAACCAATGCACCATCTACAATCATATCGGCTACCGATTGTTTTTCTTTTAGAATATCACGCATATACTCGTCCATCGTACCATCACAGACCATATAATAGACCTGTACTTGTGCCTTTTGGCCAATACGATGGGTTCTGTCCTCTGCCTGTTCGTGATTTGCGGGAACCCAATCCATATTCAGAAATACAACCGTATCAATCTTGTGTTGCAATCCGTCGATACCCATACCGGCTGCTAACAGGCTGAATAATCCAATCTTAGCCTGCCCGCTAACTAATTTGTCAATAGTTTCTTGGCGTTCATTTTTATTCATTTCACCTGTCAATAGTGCTGCGTGATGTCCATAATGTTCCAGCAAGAACTTCAATGGAGCAATATAATTACTGAAGATGAGGATGGGTTTGTCGTTATCCAGAAATTCATCAATCATTTCTACCAACCGAGGTAACTTCTTTTCAATTAGGAAGCTTTGTAGTTTTGGCATGTGTTTAATAGAAGGTTTCCCATCCATTTTCCATTTACCAAATAATTCTTTCAATAATTCGTTGTATTCTTTTCTTTCGTCCTTCGTCAATTCCACATATAAATCATTCCGTTGTTTAGCCGGTAATTCCGTTAGTACTTGATCTTTCTTTCGTCGAATTACCAAATCTTTTGTGCGGTCGTGGAGGTCTTGAAGATTCATTGGTGCTTGACCTTTCCATCCACCATATCTTTGCGTGAAATGGAAGAAGTTATTGAAGCGTTCCTTATCCAAGAAGTTCAATAAACTAAATGCTTCAATCGGACGAGACATGACCGGCGTTCCCGTCAAGAAAATCGTATACTTGGTTTTGATGCCGGGATACTTACGGCGTTCTTTCCACGACCCAAGAATGCTCTTTGCTCGAATAGTCTGACGATTCTTTAGATAGGTTGCTTCATCACACACCAATAAGTCAAATCCTTGGTCACGAAGCCAATGATTATTTTTCGCAACTGCATCGTAATGGGTAATATGAAACTGGTGTTTAAGGTTTCCATCGTACACCTTACTATCCCAAACAGTACTCTCTTTGCCCGTGAACTTTTTAATTTCACGTTGCCAATTCACGACTACGGACAAAGGACAAACAAATAACGTTTTGAGATTATGAAGTTGTGCGTAC